CTGCTTTTAATCTTGACCAGTTAAACGTAGGGAAAAACGCCTTTGTGAATCTCCTGAAGGAAGCCCTAAACGAACAGCCAGCGGAGGTAAACTGACATGGCACTTTCATACAAAATAGACAAAGTAGTACGCAACACATCTGACGGCGGTGTTATCCGTGTCCGGGCAATAGCCTCTATGGTTGACGGTGATATCACTGTCAGCGACATGGTACACGCCAGCTTCACCCCTGACGCATCTGCTAATGGTTTTATCTCTTTTGACAGTCTGACTGAAGCTGATGTCATTGGCTGGGTAGAATCCTCCATCGATGTGGATGCTGTTACTGCATCTCTTCAGGCAAAGCTGGACTCTGTTAAGACCCCTGTCACTGCTACTGGTATGCCGTGGGTGACTGAAGACCCGGCTGACGAACCTGCTGAAGAAGTATAAGCCACAGTTAGTATGATTGGAGTATTCATGAATGATAGAGGTAGCCGCCGCTTTATCTGTGGCAAATGCGGCCTTCAACGCCATAAAGGCTGGCGTGGATCGCGGCAAAGAATTGCAAGAGATGGCTGGGACTCTATCTAAGTTTTTTGATGCTAACGAACAAATACACGAAGCTAGAATAAAAAACCAAGAGGCATCCAACACCAAGCAACTTTTCTTAAAGAAAAGCGTTGATGAAGAAGCGATGGAGTTGGCTTTACACGCTCGTGATATGCAGTTGAAATACAAGCGTATCAGGGAATTGTTTATCTACAGCGGCGAAGGTGAGACTTTCAGGGAATTTGAGCGCCAGCGCAGGATTATCCGGCAAAGGCGTTATGAAGCCGCCCGCGCCATAGCTAAACGAAATAGCGACATGATTGATCTTGGGGTGATAGTGGTTGGCTTTGCTATAGCTACTGGGATGATATTTTTCATGATAGCTGTTCTCAGGTAGGATTTATGGAAAGACAGCTAATCCCGAAAGACGATACGTTTCTTGATGTTGCTGGCGCAACAGAAAGGCAGCGCGAATACCACAAGGCGTATGTTCAAACAGGTAGCTGTGTGAAAGCCGCCAAGATTCTCAATATTGCTCATCAGAACGTCTATACAACGCTAGAGAGATTGGTCACGCGAGCAGCGCAACGTGGCTGGACAGAACACGGCGACATGACGCGATACGTTGATCCCGGCCAAAAGATAATCGGGAAATCAACTTTAACAAAGGATGAGGACGGGAATACCGTTTGGATAAAAACCAAAGCCGAGCAAGAAAGCCAACGCGCCGCGTTCAAAGCATTCGTTGACGAATTATGCTCCGGGATTACCCCGGCAAAGCCAAAGAAATACGCTGGTAAAGACAAATTAAGCAAGAACCTGATGCCAGCCATAATTATTGGTGACGCGCATATCGGGATGAAAGCTGATGGCTTGTTGACGAGAGATCGAGACTTTGATGTAACCATTGCAACCGCAGAGATAAAAGAAGCAATTTCCACACTGGTTGACATTTCCCCGCCTTCAGAGAACGCCCTGCTTGTTTGTGTTGGCGATCTGGTGCATTCAGACAGTTCGCATAGCACCACGCACCGTGGAACCCCTGTTGACATGGATACAAGATACGAGCGAGTGATGCGGTCTGCTGCGCATACTTTGATCTACGGGATTGAAGCTATGCTGGAAAAGCACAAGAGGGTTTCCGTTGTCATCGCCCGTGGGAACCATGATTGGGATACGGCAGTTGCTATTCAGCTAAGTTTGGAGTGTTATTTCTCAAAGAACAACCGGGTGAATATCGTTGAGCAGAAAGGCGCGTTTCATTATGTCCAGTGGGGCAGGACGCTGCTCGGTATCAACCACGGGGATAAAATCAGGAATGAAAAGCTGGCCAGTATCATGCCCAGAGATATGCCTACAGCGTGGGCTGAAACGAGCCATCGGTACTGGTTGCTTGGGCATTACCACCACCAGACGGTGCAGGAATGCGATAATGGTGTCATTTGTGAACGCTTTGCGACATTGGCCCCGGCTGACTCTTGGCATTCGGCGCAGGGCTATAATTCTGCCAATGCCATGACCATGATTGTTTACCGGCGTGAAGGTGGTAAAATGTCCGTGATACAGCACGAAATCCCAAAGACCGTTCACGAAGTGGATGCCAAAATTGGTTAAACTTGACACAACAGAATTGATTATGAACATCGTGTATTTCACCAAAGGCAGATATACGCCGGATGAAATTTACGAAGTCGTTGAAATGATTAGGGATTACGCTAAAGAAGATGAAAAAGCCAAAAAGCAACTGGCAGTTGTAAACTTAAAGCCGCAGGAACAGCACTGATGGACTATCAGATTTTATTTAATTTGAGCGCCGCTATAGCATTTACTTTGGCGGGCTGGATTATTCGTTCAGTCTATGATGCGGTAGAAAAGATGAAGATTGATATTCTTGATTTAGAACGTCAGATGCACAGCAAATATGTTCAGAAGGACGATTACCGTGAAGATGTCAAAGAGATCAAAGATATGCTGGCGGCAATTTTTAAGCGACTTGAGCAAAAACAGGATAAATAACTATGGACAAGATCAAACAGAAAGCGTTAGAAGTTTTAGAAACTATTGGGAAAAAGGTACACGGCGACTGCGATCCCTGCTTGGGCGCACTGACAATCGTGGTAGTCGTGCTGTTCGTAGCAGTAATCGCGTAACTATGCCCTTGGCATAGGAACGGGTGGCACTGGTGAAATTTGAAAAGCTAAAAGGGCTGATTGGTGGCATAGCGCCAACAATTGGAACAGCGATGGGCGGCCCTTTAGGCGGTATGGCTGGCCAAGTCTTGGCTGGAGTGCTGGGTTGTGAACCGACCCCACAGGCCATCGAGACGGCGTTTGAGACGGTCACCCCGGAACAGCTTGCGGAGATCAAGAAGGCCGAACTTAAGTTTGAAGCCAAAATGGCCGAACTTGAAGTGGACTTGCTGGCCTTGGAAACCAAGGACAAGCAGGACGCCCGTAAGCACTTCTCCCGTGATTGGACGGCTAAGTCTATCGGCTTGATCATAGTGCTTTTCTTCTGCTCCTACATTGCTATGGTAACGATCATGCCGCCAGAGCAGAACTCGATGGAACTGATTAACTTGGTGCTTGGCTATCTTGGCGGTCTGGTTTCGGCTGTTATTAGTTTTTATTTTGGCGCGTCTAACTCTAGCAAGGCCGATTAGATGAGCAAGCTAACTGAAATGCTACGCCGACATGAGGGCGTAGAAACCCACGCCTACAAATGCACCAGTGGCAAGATTACTGTAGGTGTCGGCAGGAACATTGATCAAGCGGGCGGTCTTGGGTTGTCGCAGGATGAGATTGAATATCTGCTTGAGAACGACATTGCTCGGTGTGCGGCTGAGTTAGGCAGGGAGTTCCCGTGGTTCAGCGGGCTGGACGATGTACGCCGGGATGCCATGATTGACATCTGCTTCAACATCGGGATTACCCGGCTGAAGGGCTTTGCAATGGCCCTTGGCGCGATGGCGCGAGATGAATATGACACCGCATCCACCGAGTTCCTGCGGAGCAAGTGGGCAGATCAGGTTGGCAACCGGGCCAAAGAACTGGCCGCCATGATCCGCACTGGTGAATATCAAGAATAGCCACTTCCCTGTGGCTGTTTGCATCATGCTGCTTCGGCTGACCTTTCCTGCTCAATGAGCGGGTTGACTATCCGCGATCTTAGGATTCGGTAGATCGCTTGAAAGCCTTCGCCGTGAGGCTTCCGGTAAGTCTTCTTCAACCATCGGGTATATGGGCCACACCTGTCTTGAATGTAATGCGCCACTTCGTGAGCCACCACGCCAAGCAGGACAAGTTCTGGCGTGATGTCATCAACATCGCCGATAACGGGGTCTCTTGCATAGGCTCTATACTCAGTTAGTTCTGTCGAATTACGCCTAATGTAGCATACGTCAATGGTAATACTATTGATGCCTCCATATGAGCATTGGCCACGGTTTTTTATTTTCACCGTTATGCCATTCAACAGTTGCTGGTAAGACCAATCAATCTCATGTTCCTTCTTGGCCATCTCACGAAGGCACATCTTGGTGTACTTGGCCACAAGATTTTTTTCGGCGGTTGTGACGTTTTTGGCTTTTATGATTTTCATGTTACCCCCACCACTTGCCGGTCATCTTGGCTTTAGGATTGTCGCTGCTGATGATGTCTGCGAGTATCTCA